CCTTGTGTGCTGCCATTGAGATGCCTCCTTAGGCGAGTGCTGTTTCGGTCGAGCTCATGGATTCCATGAGGCGGATAGGGATCCTGTTCTGGAACATGGTGACGGGCTGGCCAAAAGTATCTTTTGATACAGTCACACCACCCAAGTTCTTCATGCCAAAGATGTCAAACTGTGTCTTGACGTCCACGTTGCAATAGATAGCGCTATTGCGCCCTTTGCTGGTCATGCTGTTCACAGCCCTAACCAAGCTGTTCATCTTGTCTGTAGCAAACAAAGTGTTGTCGACCCCTGAGCTTTCGATGTTCACCAGGCGCGCCACGTTCCTGTCGTCAAGCAGCTTGATACCGAAGGCGGACTGGATTACAGACTCCAAGGCGTCGAATGCGTTTCCGTCGTCATCTGTGATTCTCTGCTCTCCTCTGTCACGCTCAGAGATTCCCATAGCCTGCGTAGAGCCGCTTCCGGTGTTAGGAATTGCTTTAGGATAAATCAGGCAGCAGCGTGCAGGGTCCCATTGAACCAGGAGCATGGAAGTGGTGTCGGTACCGGATCCACCCATCTTGGTCACATTGGTGAGGCTTGAATCGTTGAGTCTGGTAAGGAACCCGTCAATCATTTCAGGATCAGTTGCGTTGCTTCCATAGAGAAGATGGTCGGCCTTAGCCTGTGCCATCGCCTCAATGAACATCTTGATCTGGTTCAGCCTTGCCTGCATCCCGCCGTCAGGCTGTGCCTTGAGCAAAAGCGTATCAATGTAGGGACGAGCTTCCAGAATCTCGATGAACTCGCGGTGCTGTGCAGTCCTTCCGACTCCACCAGCGACACCACGGTTTATTCGTCTGGTACCGATGGAAGGCAGCTTGATTACCTTGCTCGATACGTCAGCGAACTGGTCGTTGGCCATCTGGTATACGGCGTCAAGGTCCATCTCGTTGTAGAGTGCCATGACATTGACGATGTCCAGGAGATTTCCCCCGGGCCCTATCTGCTTCATCTGTTCTGACAAAGTCAGGTTTGCTTGTGTTAGGGTAGCCATTTATTGTGCTCCTATTATTTTTCCAACATCTGCGGGCTGTTGGGGAATCGATTCTTGATCTCATTTGTTTCTGAGCCTGCGTTGCCTGCACGTCCTCCACCAAGAAGGGAGTCGCCACCGATCCTTGAGTGGATGTTGGCGAACATCTTGATGAGCCCTGCATCGTTGCCCAAGCCGGTCTGGTTCAGGTACTCCATGTCCTCTGGACTTGCGAAGCGCCTGAGGGCGTTGCGTGCGTCGTTGAGGGTGGTGTCATACTTGTCCCCGTATTCCTTCCTGAGCGCTGTCTCAGTATCCGTACGCGCCTTCAGGTTAGCAGCCTTGATGGCTGAGGCCCCGTCCTGCATGTTCTTCAATGAGTGCTCGTGCACTGCCTTCGCCTGGTCTTTAGAAAGGCCCTGGGTAAGGTAAAGCTCCGACTGCGCCTTGATGAACTCATCAGATGCAAATTCATTCTTGGTGAGACCGTAATCCTCTGCCTTGGCAGGGATCCCCATAGCTGTATGATATGCCGACACTTGTTCGGGTGTGGCATCCTTGTCCGGTTTGACAATCGATTTGTCCAGCTGGGCCTTCCAGCCTAGAGCTGACTTCACGAAGTCGGAGGGCTTCTGAGCACCCTTTACCAGGTCGTTGTCCCTGAGGTCTGAGGTGAGCCCTGAGAGCCATCCTGGAGCTTGGTTCTGGGTCCCTTCCCCTTCTGGGGGGTTGTTTCCTGCATCGCCTGCGTTGTTCGTATCCTGCTGGCCGCTTCCAGTTGTGTCCTGGTTGCCTCCGGTAAGGATGCTCCCTCCGCCTGTGGCCCTGCGTCCGCTTCAAAAAAGATGGGTGTGGTAAATTTCTTCAACATTAGTTATTCCTCCTCACCGGGATTGGCAACTTCAGGATCCTCGCTATGAAGCCCTGTGGTTTTCTTTCCTCGGTGATAATCTTTGTTATGTCCTCAGCGTAGAGATCTTCCCATGTCCCCATCTTGCCCAGGATGCGCTTGCCCATGTTGAGCCGTGCAATGTCGCTTGGGTCTGTCATGTCGGAAAGGGAGAAGAACTGGCAGTCGTTGAGGATGTCTGCAAGCACGAACTGACCGTCGCTGGTCTTGAACACATTGCGGTACTTGAGGTTGATGGTCTCCAGGCGCTCCTGCTCGGTCATACGGCTCCCCCTGTCTGCTCACGCATCATCTTCTGCAATGAGGCGGGATCAGCCTGTGACATGTCCTTGACAGCCCCTGCGTTGAGCTTGTTGTTCTGGGCGTCGGCCTGGGCCTGCATTTGCTGGTCCCTGCGCTGCCTGATGGGCACCAACTTCTTCTCGTCCCTGATGATCGACTGGGGTAGGGTGGATTCGTTTGCTATGTACCTAGCCAGCTCGTCGCTGTCGATGTTGTCCAGCACCTCGGGGAAGTAGACAGACAATCCAAACAGTTTCTGCAAGGGTTGGTCAATGCTCTGGTTTTGGTAGAATCGTTGCTGTACCTGGCTCATCGGACCTATGTAGTCAATCCTGATGTCTGAGCCGTTGAGCATCTCGTAGAGCTCTGGTGGTGGCACTGGAAGCCATCCCTGCTCTGATGCAATCTCGAAGTACCGATCAAAGAGCGGGTCGAAGAACTCGCTCTCTATGCGGGTGGTGATGGCTCCCATGATTGCCGCTTTCTCAGCCTGCATCTCAAGGACCTCTGTCGCCGTGCGATTGCTGTTTTCTGCTGTGCTGTTGAGCATGAGAAACATGTCCACAAAGAAGTGATCCCTGATCGCCTTCTGCTTGGACTGCTCGCGGTCAATGCCTATCGGGTAGGTGCCGGTCTGCTGTATGGGAGTCACAACCCTTGATGGATCCACATAGGGGTTCATACCCTTAGGCCTCAGGTCCAGCTTGCCCTGGCTTTCCACCGGTACGTTGAGGGCGGGGTAGAGGAACAGGGAGGCTGCATCGTCGATGTCCTTGCCCATGCGATTGGATCTGATGATGTCGGCCATCGCCTCGTGTGCCGGGCCCCACCCGTAGGTGTTGCTGTTCGGGGTGGACCAGCGCCATACGACATAGGGGTTGCTGTCGAAGCCTGACTCGTCAAGGAGCAGCTGCTTCTCAGGCAGCATCCAGTAGGACGCGAATTTCTTGTTCTGATTGTCTATCTTGGTTGCGTCGCGTGTATCCCTTGGGAGCACTGCATGTATGACCTCATGGACCTTGTACGGGCTCTGCTTTGCTTGCTCCTTGAACTGGGTGTCGAGCTCTGCAGGCCAGCGCCTGAGGATGTCCTTGGCCTTCATGTCGATGCGCCTGAAGATAGTGTCGACTATGCGCACGTCGTTCTCTGAGATCCATACGTCGTTGGGATGGCATACGATGTTGACCAGCTCATTTTCATTGGGGACCAGGTCGACGAACATCACCATCGTGGCAATTGAGCCCCCTACCTGGAATGCCTCATTGGCTGCCTGGTAGAAGTTGCTCTTGTCGATCATCTCGTAGAACACATCGTCAAGCTGATGCATGTAGGACCTCATGCGTCCCTTGTAGGGCTGGTACTGCAATGTCTTGAAGCTCTGCAGGCCCACCTTGAAGCTCTTGGTCTGCTTGCTGGCCATGTAGCCCTGCAAGCCGTTGGCCAACAGGTTGAGTGCACCAAGGGCGGTGCCGTCGTAGATCCAGTTAGTCGGCTTGGTTGGTGACTCCTTGACGGTGGACCAGAAGTCGCGCCCTGGTGCACAGAAGCGGGTGATGGCTTCCCATCCCGCCTCATAGTTGGTGCGTATGTTCTTGAGCTCGGCGAAGAGCTGCATGAGTTGTTTGTATCGGTTCTCTTTTTCTTGGTCCATGTTGTCATTGTCATGTACAGTGTTGCGTATGCAAATAACCGTCGTGGTCTAACGTTCCCTTTACGGGTGTGTTAAGCCCTACATGTTGAGCAACGGGTCATAGTCACCAGAATTTGAAGCCTGCTTCTTGGGTACGGCCCTGATCCCATGCTCTTTGAGCACCCACCATACGTTGATGGCAAGGGCAAGGATGAGATCATCATGATCGGACTCTCTCCATGCCTCATAGGTTTTGTTCCCCTTGGAGGTTTTCTTCTCTTTGAAGTTCTGGAACTCATGCAGCAGGTGCTTCTGGCACTCCTGGTCCAGGCCTTGGGAGAATTCGAGCATATCACCTTGCAGGGCCAGCTGTAGAGCGTTGATGAGCTCAATCTTGGGTACTGTTATCCCCATGTCGCCGTGTCCTATGTTGCTGCCGCCTGTAATGGTGATTCCAAGCGGTGTGAGCCCCTCCTTGCGCATGTAGTCGATGGTTGCCACCCCGACGCCGGTAGCATCGACCAGGTGCATTACGTTGCCATAGATGCGGGGGTCTGAAAGACGTATACGTGCTTCCTCGGCAATCTCCGGGTATGTGCATTGCCGTCGATTCAGCCACCTTACGGTGATCTTGGGGTAAAGTACGTCCGTCTGACTGTCACCTCCGAACGTCCTTGCATGCTCGGTGCGGGAGCGCACCTGCATCTTCGTCTCAGTGAGCACCTGCCCATGAAAGTCTCCCAGTCGTCCAAGATCCTGTGAAAAACAAAAATCCATACCATCCATCCTTTACCAGAACGCACTCTGTGTGCTTGGCTTGAGCGTTTGAGTACCATCCATGTCCAGCGCCTTCTCGTTGCTCCTGAAAGCCCTCATGACACTGTCCATGTCAAAAGCATTGTCCACCGGGTCAAGGAACTGACATCCGTACTCCTGGCGGTACCAGTGCTCTCCCATCGTGTCGAACTCCTCCAACAGGAACTCATGTCCATGCCTTGGTGATATGTATGCCCTGATGCCCTTCTCTGCCATCTCAGCTTTCCAGCTATCCACATCGAAGGCAGGGAACTTGAGGGGCATGACCTCGTGCAGTATGTCTGGTGGCTGTACCTGGACCTTGACCCAACGGTCTCCTGGCTTGTCCCACGTCTCAAAAAAGAACCCCTGCTTTCCGTAGGGGGTGGAGAGCAGCACAAGGTCGGTCTTGCCTCCTGTCATCATGGGCCGTACAGTGAGATAGAGCTCGTCCTCGACCTGTGCGCTCTCGTCAAAGACAATGATGTTGGGATCAGAGTATCCTCGAGCAGACTTGGGAGAGGCTGTGAAGGCCTTGATCCTGCTGCCATTTAACAATTTCTTAGTCTCGGTGCTGTCCCTCACTAAGATGATCTCAGGGTCCTGACTCATGAAGACTGAGATGCGATTCATCAGCTCCTCTGCCTGGTCCTGTGTCGGAGCAAATAGCATGATCAGCGAGCCGGGGAAATACTTGGCCCTGTGGACCACTTTGGCAGCGGTGATGGTCGACTTGCCGGACTGTCTTGCACAGAGCAGGATCAAGCGGCTGATTCCCGGGGTGAGCGCCTCCTTCTGCCAGTCGAAGGCGTCGAATTTAAGGCTTTTCAGATACCTGTAGGGGTCTATGCTGGCCGCTAGCTGTTCAGCCAGTGATCGTGCTGAGACCATCTGCTATAGCCCTCCTGGCCTCTGGCCACTTCTCAGTGCTCTTGAGTATCATGCTCACCAACTCCTGCCATGC